GCGTTGGTCTTCCGTTGAAACCCAGCGCTTATCTAATTGTAGATTAGTCGCTTGCGCCGCCTCGTCAGCACCGACGGAGGCCGCTATTCCTGTTTCCGTTCTGGCAATCGTTTCCGCACGACGGCGCGCTATCTCGCCGCCGGTCTCTTCCCGTATTCTTTTTGCCAAAACACGCGGAGGCTCGTTAAGCTCGTTGCCGCGCTCAATCGACTTTCTGATCCGTAATCGGGTTGTCTCAACGATCCTGACAACCTTTGCCGCTGCGTAGTTCGTGATCCATAACCGGATTGCAGCTTGCGCTATTTCAAACAGGGAAAAGAACTTTAACTCAAACGGCGAATGCGATTTGTTGCCGGTTAATTCCTCTATGACCAGTTGTGCTGAAGCTGTAGCGGTAGCCTCGAGCCGCCCTTCAAAGAGCCTTACAAGCTGGCTCAGATAGGCATTCGGAACCTTCTGCGCCTGCTCAAACTGACCCGCTTCGACCAGCTTTGCGGCTGATCTGGCTATGGCTCTTAAAACCTTATTCAGATCGGCTATAAGCGCCCGCTCATGCGTCGCGGCCAGAATAACGTGTCTTTGCGCCCTGCGTCGTTTTTGCCACTCAGAGAGCGGCCTAGCCTTCCGTTCCACCGTCGCCGCTGACATCGGCCTCGGCGTCGTCGGTCTCATTGTCTTGCTCGTCTAGGGAAGGCTCCGGTCCTCCCTGCGGCATAGTTCCGGCAACTTCCAACGGAACCAGAGAGCTAGGCACAAGCACAACATCGCCGCCCGGCACAGGAGCGAGGCCCATTTTTTCCCGCTTCTCATTGATCGTCAGGCTTGTGGATTTCTCAATACGATCCCACTGCTCGGCGCGCTCGTCTGCAAATATTTCGATATCGTCCGTATCAGGACAAATCGAAACGTCAGCGCCGTAAGCGTCCTTCAGCCACCACGACATTGCGCGGCACCATTGGCCCAGAAGCGGCAATACCGTCTGCCTGTAGAAGGCTTTATTCGCTTCCGTATAGTTTGAGAACGTATTATCGCCTTTGATCCCAAGGATAAGCGGAGGAACGCCAAAGGCCAACGCAATCAGTCGAGCAGAAGCGTCTAGCCCTTCCTCGAAATTCATATCCTTTGGCGAGAAGCCCATTTCCCGCCAATCAAGCCCGCCGTCTAGCAGAATGGGTTTCCCGGCGTTCTTTTGGCCGGAGAAACTTTCATCCAGTTCGGCTTTAAGACGGAGCCACTGGTCTTCTGTGAGTTTATCGGACCCGTCTTTAGGCGCGAAAACAAGCGCGCCAGAAGGCTGTGCGCCATTATTAAGAAGCGCATTGTTCCACCTCAGCGCGCCGGTATGCATATCAATCGCAAAAGCCGCCGGATCAATGTTTGGCTGTCCGCGCCAATCGTCCAACGGCGAATATTCCTTGACGTGCAGAATAGGCATAAGCCCTCTGGCAACGTCAACCTTAACGGTTCTGCTCTGTTCGCCGATCTTGAACGTATAGCCGGAAGGGAACCCCTGCGGACCGGGATTGACCGTAACCTGACCCGGCTGCCAGCGGTAAAGCTCTTTTGGCCTACCCTTAACGTCAACCCGCTCTGCGAAAAACTCACCCGCGAGAAGCAGATCACTAATCGTTGCGATACGGAACGCCTCGCCGTCCTGCATAGGATTAGGACGATTAAGCAACGCCCTCAATTCGGGAATATCGGCTTCCGTCTCGTTGCGCTCAATTTCGAGCCGAACACATGCCGCCGCTCGCGCAGTCATGTAGACGCAAGCGTTCACAATAGGGTTTTGTTGATAACCCTCTTTGCAAATCTGATCGAACGACCGGCGCGGCCATTGCGGCAGATTAAGCATTCGCGCGGATATGATCGGGCCAACGGAACTATATTTGGTTTCAGGCGGAAAAGCCGGAAAAGGATCAGGCTTGCGCCGCGTGAAAGGCCAGACCATTAAATTCGCCTGATTGACGGCTGTGCGATAGACCGACGCGCGCCTTCTAAGGCATAGCGCAGTGAGTCGACAACGTGGTTCTTTTTATCTTCAAGCAATGGCAAAACCTCATTGGTGAGCTTATCGACCTTGTAGGAATACAGGGTAAGCTCATCAATCGTGTGTCGGCAATCGGGATGAACCACGATCTCGTGACTTTTCAGGAACTCAACACCGTCCTGAACACTGCCCGCACCTTTTAGAGCGGAGACAATGTTAAAGCCCTGACGGTTCATAAAGCTGATCGTTTCCGGTCTCGCGCTATCGGCCCGGATCGGCCATTTGCGAGAACCCGGTATCGTATCGAATAGATCAGGCGTGTGATCGATCTCGCAGCCAACCTTATAGGCTTCCCGGTCTACGTAAAGCGTCCGTCCGTCGAGATAACAGCGGATCAGAACCGTCGGGTCTACTGAGAAGCCCCAGTCAGCACCGTAATAATATCGCGTATCCGGTCCGTGCAGAAACTCGTCCCGGTCGCCTATGCGCCAGTTACGGAAAACCCGCGCCTCGCTGTTGGACTGATACTCGCCTAGCCAGATGTGTTTGTATTTATCCGGGTCGCGGCGCTTATCCCATTCCATTTCGTCCCGCAGAACGTCCGGGAAAAACGGATTATCGGAATAATTCGCCTTGACGATTATGCTATTCGGCGGCGGCTCAGCGGACCGGAACATATTGTCCACCGGGTCGGTCGCAAAGCGCGGGTTCCACGAGAACCACAATTCAGAACCCGGCTTGCGGAGCGTCGGGATAAGAATATCAAGCGAGGTCTGCGATACAGTCGCGGCTTCCTCAACCCACGCTATATCCAGACCCTCGGTCGATTTTACCGCTTCCGGGTTGGACCTCAACCCGCCAAATATGAACAGAGAACCGTTTTTGCCTCTGATCTCGTTTAAGGTGCTGTCGAAGAAATGCGACAGGCCCATGAGGGCTATTTTATCGTCCAGAAGCCGCTTTGAACTGTCCCGGATCGACTTCTGGATTTCTCGGTAGCAGGCTATGCGAAGCGGGCTCTCAAACGCCGCAATCAGTAATGCGGTTGCAATGCTGTGCGATTTCCCCGATCCGCGCCCGCCGTAAAAGGCTTTATACCTCGCCGGCTGGAATAGCCGCTCAAAAGCCTCTGGAAGATCAGCCGTTATCTCTATCTGGCCGGACAAATCTCACCGTTACGCTGTGCTGCAAAGGACCGCCGTCAGGGCCGGAGACTTCAAGCTGAGAGGAGTCTTTCCACCCCAGACGGGTTTTCGTCCAGAATATTGCCGCCGCTGTAGCGCGCGGGTCGTCTTTAGTGGCTTGCTTGAACAAGTTCGCAACGACGGAAGCGTGAGCCTTTGCCCCGCCGCTTTCCAGTTCGTCCGCAAAGTATTTCCGCAAAGTAGGATCGCTGATCCCAAGCGCATGGGCGATGGCTAGTTGCTGGAAGCCCCCGGCAGCCATGACGCTGACAATTCGGCGCTGTTCCTCAGTCGGTTCAAAAGGTGGGCGACCGCCTTTGTTAATTGGCTGCTGCTCGTCCACTCTCTTTTACCTCACTGAACGTTTGTCCCGTTGCCTCTAGGATGGCTTTATTGCCGGTGAAGTCCTGCCAGCGGGTGACAGCCACATCGACATAGGCCGGGTTAAGCTCGCACGCGTGGATATGACGCCCTGTCATCTCGCCCGCTATGATCGTTGTGCCGGAACCGGAGAAAGGCTCGTAAACCGCCTGACCGGGGCTGCTGTTGTTCTCAATAGGTCGCTTCATGCACTCGACGGGCTTTTGCGTGCCATGGCCGACACCACTATCGTCACGCGCGGGAATATTCCAGACGGTGGCCTGCTTGCGATCTCCAGCCCAATGTCCAGCGCCCTTTACGGCATACCAGCATGGTTCATGCTGCCAATGATAATGGCCTCTCGACAAAGCAAAACGGTCTTTTGACCAGATAATCTGACTGCGTATTGAAAAGCCACACGCAACCAAACTATCCGCGACTGTCGCCGCATGTAACCCGCCGTGCCAGATATAAGCAACTTCACCGGGAAACAACGCCCAAGTCTCTCGCCAATCAGCCCTGTCGTCGTTAAGAACAACGCCCATCTTGGCCTTGTTCTTATTTATACCGGCCTTTGAACGCCATTCCGGGTCATATTCAACCCCATACGGAGGATCAGTCACCATCAAGTGCGGCTTAATGCCATTCAGCGCCTTGCCAACCACATCAGCGTCTGTGCAATCGCCACACACAATCCGGTGATTACCCATAACCCACACATCGCCAAGCGAACTAACTGGATTTTCCGGAGGGTTCGGACCCTCATTC